TTTCTTGTCTACACCTCGATAAGCAGACTTCGAGTTCCATCCGGCCCAATCCAAAACTGGAATAATTATCGGATATTCCATACCCGCCATTCAAATCTCCTGTCTTGACCTGGAAGTAACTTGTTGAAAACAAACACTTAAGATGGACTCCCAATTTCAATATCCCAAGCAGGAATCGTCACCGTATTTGCTGCAGTCAATGCCTGGAGCGTACAAGTCGTCACGTAAAGCAAGGTAGATGTTCCACTCTTACAAAGCGCCACATGATCTGCATCGCCAGAAGCATCGACCGTGATTGTAGCTTCCTGGTCGACAGTCGTCTTTCTGCTCGATCCTCCGCCATCACCAGCACCAGGGCCGGTAAAGGTCGGTGTCGTCGACATCGCCAGCTTCTTCCCAGTTGCCACGCCCTTTGTCGAAGTTGCATGCTCATAAGTCGTCGGCTCACCTTCGCAAACCGAAATACGATCAACATTATCCTCCAGATACTGAAGGGCTGCATCTAAGACTGCACTATTACAACTTTTAGCCATTTTTCTTCTCCTTCAATTTTTCATCAATTGCTTTAAAAACATCGTTGATATCAATGACTCCTTTTTGGACCTCCAAAATAACATCATTGACCGGCAGACGAAGAAGTTTCTCTTTCATTCTTCTGGCCTTCTCTTTCTGTCTTAATTCATCTTTTTCCGATTCATTCATGTTATTCTCCTTAATCTTATTAATCCTTAAAATATTTTCGGATCAGTAAGATGTTTTATACATTCCGTCCTTATCATTTCTTCCGTAAGATTACGCACGCCCCAACCGTGTTTTAAATTATTAGTACTCAATCTTTTCTCGCGGCCATTAATCATTCTATCAACTGCATTTTCGACGTCTACCAGTTGCCAGTGGACACCGTTAAATAAAGTATTCGATATTTGTATTTTATTAGATTTTTCATATCCATGCGTCCCTGGAGTCCATCTGATCCGAGTTTCCGGCTTCACAATGCAAGGCTTCACAAATCTATCATTCTGCTGTCCAGACAATGTATACTCACCACCATGTCGACGCTGATAAATCGCCGGCTTCGATGGATCAAGATCAATATCTGTTTTATGGCGATAGACCCACCAGAACCATACATTGATGAGATTCCCATTAGCTTGATTTAGAATCTCTCGTGGATCAGCCAATTTAATCCCATCAGAATAATCAAACGAAAAAACAAATTCATCTGCATCGACATAGATCACCCAGTCGCTTTTTAATCCTGCAACAAGATCGCTCATCATAATTGCCATTAAACCATCATCGATGACCCCACCATGATAAAAATATTCAAATCTAGCATTCGGATATCGAGAAATAATCTCTGCGCTTCTGTCGGTTGTCGTATTATCGAGCATGATTAGGATTTCATCTGCAAAGGAATAATGATTCAAGAAGAACGGTGCTAGAAATTCCTCGTTATACCATCTGGATATTACTGTTATATTCACTTACCTTCTGTCCTTTATAATGAGGCCAATTCCCATCTGTCGACCAGGATTGAAAACACCACGCCCTTCCTTCGGGTTATGATGCCGAATCTCAATCATCGTATCGCGAGTATTTGTCCTTATAAGTTCTTGCCAGAATTCTATAACCCCGATTGAATCGCGAGGATAGAGTTTGGTTGTATGTATATCATGTAATGCAATAATATGCCTTGTCAGTGGTGCATAAAGTTCATAGTCACGCTTTACTGATTCGTAGGAGTGATTACCGTCAATAAAAAGCACGTCAATCATGCGGCCTGTAATCAATATCTTCAGCTTTTCGACTGTTTCCACCGAATGAGAATCTCCGAGTATATCTGGAGCATTAGCATCAGGTTGCCAATTTATATCAATGCCGATATGTTCAGTATTAAAAAGACTCTCGTAAAATCTCTTTTGTAGATTGTTGTACACCCCGATTTCAACAACAAGCGGATAAGTGATACCTCTATTCTTGAAATAAGTATCAATAATTTCTAAAAACATTCTCCATTCAGACGGCTCTTGCTGTAATGATGTCGGTTTCAAGGAATTCATGATTTCATTGAATTTAAAAATATCCATTCTATTACCAGCCAAAATATTCCCTGTAATTATTTTCAGTTAATTTACCGTTTATGACATCAATATAAATCTGATAATCTTCCGGCACCCAACTTTTAAGAATATCTCTAGTAGCTGAATCTCTTGTGCGATACATTCCGACATTATGTCCCTGGCCTATGCCCGGCCGTCCGGGCAAGCCCTTGATACCAAGATACAATGGTTTATCCGAATCGACAAAAAGAAATGATTGTCCATTTTTGCTTGCAGCAATTTTATTCTGAATAATACGCAATGAACGTGGGGTAAGCATGTTTGTAGGGCGTGGATGTCTTGATGTTTTAAGTGCCGCCCATATCTGGCAATCCAACCAATCTTTAATCATCCCTATTTCAATGAATCTGCTTAACTCCGGCATGAACGAACCCTTAAAAGCCGTCTGCGCGAGCGAAGCATGTTGTGAATTTCCCATCTGTACATAACCACCGGAGGGCAAATGGTAATATTTGCTGTGCATAATACCGACTACTTTGTGATTCTCTAAATGACGCGACATTTCTTCGATATAAGTCGGAGCATAATATTCGTCATCCTCTATAATGATTATTTTATCGCCCTTGATTTTAGGAAGCGCGTGTTTAAGGTTGATTGCAAGTGTGTGCTTCGGGTCGCCTGGTTTCGGTTCACGCCTCAAATATTCCATCGGCACAATCGGAGTTATCGGTATCCTCCCGTCATCGACTACTATCCATTGTTCCGGTTTCAACGTCTGTTTTATTATCCACTTCTGGCAAAGCGCGAAGGCCAAAGGCCTGTCGCCCATAGGAGTGATTGCGGTTATTGTATTATCCATTTCTTACCATGCTAAATATTTTTGATGTTCCAATGTCCATTCAACGGTTTTTTTCAAAGAATCCTCGAATGAAACAGGCATCTTCCAGCCTAAGCTTTTCAATTTAGTCCCATCAAGCGCATACCGGAGATCATGGCCAGGGCGGCTGGAATGAAAATCAAACCATTCCCATTTTGCCTCAATCCCCATGAACTTGGATATCAACCCTACCATATCTAAATTCGATACTTCTCTTTCGCCTACTATATTGATTATTAATTCATCATTCGGATTAGACAACAGAAAAAAAACAGCATCGGCATGATTCCGGGCATGAAGCCAGAGCCTTGAACCCGATTCCCATCCACCGTCTTTATTTCGCTGCGCATGAACTTTTATAATTTTCTTCTCAATAACAGACTTCATGATAAGCGGAATGAACTTCTCGGGATGTTGCCTTTCGCCAAAATTATTCATCGATCGGCATACAGTGATCGGAAGATTGAAACTCTTTGCATAGGCTAATGCTAGACAATCTCCCCCTGCTTTTGTTGCACTGTATGGATTCGAAGGGAAAAGCCTGTCCCATTCTTTCCATTCGGTATCATGAGGAGCCGGGCCATATACTTCATCGGTCGATATCTGGATGTATTTTTTTAGAATTTTTGCTTGATATAATGTTTTTGCGTATTCAAGCATATTATATGTTCCAACTACATTCGTATAGACGAACGGCTTCGGGTCTTTGAGACTATTCTCGACATGAGTCTCAGCGGCTGTATGGATTATATAATCAATATGCCCGATCTCATTTATCAGCCGATCATTGAATTGCGCTCTAATATCGTGGTAAATGAATTTGATCCGCGTTAAATCCACTCCTGAATCTACTATCCTGTTCATGTCGCCAGCGTAAGAAATGCTGTCTAGAATAACGATCTCCCAATCTGTATTATGGATAAAATGCTCAACCATGTGATGGCCAATAAATCCAGTACCCCCGGTGATAAGCAGTCGCTTTTTATCTGACATCTTAAATCCTTTATTCTGTTTTTCTATTGCCTAGCACTTCATCAAAAGTTAAGAATGGAAAGCATCTCACTCCCGATTGAGGATTTAAGTTCACGACTCTGAATCTGGTACGGCTCAGAAACCGGTGCATTCGCTCGAAATTATGGGCGAATGATTTGAATACACTTTCTGGCATTTTTGCCGGATAGCCGGAATGATAGTGTGTTTTATTCCCTTCAAATTTACAATCGATTCCTAAAAGATAGATTGGATTCGCCCCTAAGCACACCGCTAAACCGACCGCACTTACTCCAGAATTATTGCCGTGAAAAATCCCTTTTTTTATCGAGTTAGACAACCCCGTCCTCCCTGCAGACCTGATCGAATAGACATCGTCGAATTTTCTGCCCATGAGGTTCAGGAATACTTTATGTCCTCTGAATTCATTCCATTTTTCGAGTGCTTCCTGACCAAACCTCCCAGACTTTAATAATCCATAGAAAGTATTACTGCTACCATCCATGAAGAATGCTATATCAGCGAATGGAACATCGATGTATGCTTTATTGATCGCAATAATCCGACCTTTTCCTCTTAACCGCTCAAAGTCAAATCCAGTAAGAGACGGACCACCGCCGATCACAAAACACCGTTCTCCGGCCCACGCGCCGTCCTGCATGACTTCGTGGAAAGGTAGATGAGGATTGATCTTTCTCTTGCCCGATTCTATGATTTCAGCCAGCATCTTCGCCCTGTTACGATAGCGTTCTTGAACTCGTTTATCGGTAGTCAATAACATTAGTCTCTGCAACTCCTCGTACTTTAAAGCGGATAAGGGACCGGGTTCCCATTCCCCGGTCCCTGTTACATAAATACTAGCCTCGGATATCCTCAACCTCTTCCGATTCCTCGGAAACTTCACCACAAGAAACTAAAGGCTGGAAACTTCCAGGCGGGCAAGATCCGCTTTCTTCTGTTAATTCAATGCAATTGATCTGGTCGATGTCCCCAATACACCCACCATGTCTCATCCATCCGGCGACCGTATCGGTATAGCTCAGCATGTCGAAATTATCAAAGAGCGTGAGATCCGTTTTGTATCCGATCTTGAGCGTCCGGGCAGGAAGAATAACCATGATCCTGTCGGTATGAGTGAGCATCATCGAGGTGACTTGTTTGAAGTTGTAATCAATGAGCTTTTCTGAATCAGCGAAAGCCTGCATCCGCTGACCAAGTGCATAACGGACGCGGCCGCGAAGCTGGAGCGGAGTCAGGACGATGAACGTGGTATTAGCAACATCGGCACTTAGGCCACGAGCTGCCGCTATAGTCAGGATATTTGTCGCGGCGTAATTAATGGAGCTTGCGATACTCCGCGCATCATCATCGCATTTTTCGCAGGAAGAGGGGATAAGCGCACAACAACCTTTCGCATCAGCAGCCGCCTCAAGTAGCGCGTAATAAGTTGCCGCCCTTGAACTATAGGCCTTATTCCTGAATTCGATGGCGGTATCCTCGAGCGTCCACCAGTCGCCATCCTCGAATAGACCGCGATGCCATCCAAGTGCGCCTCCATAATAACAGAAATGAACGCGCTCCTTAGCACCTTCCATCTGATAGACTTTGAGTTTTTCCCCGACTTTGACCTCCCGGAAAGTCAAGCCGCTTCTTACGGCGGCCATATCGAAACCGCTGGCCTTCGTACCACTGAAATCACGCACGTCGAAAATCTGCTCATAGCCGTTGTCATAATGCGTCATAAGGTGGAATTTCTCGATGATATCGATTGCCTTCTCATTCACCCATCCGTCTGAAGCGATCGTGAACTCCTGTATCTTCTTGTGAGTCTTGATAAACTCTTCGATTTTCGCAAAACGGCTATCCATAAATCTGTTTGGCAGTGCGCAAAAATACTGCATGGCCCCGATAAGCTGTCTCCGTTGTTCATGGTCCCGATAGTCGAATGTTTCCCAATTTAAGTTAAATATTCTGCTTTGCATCGTTTTTCTCCTTTACGGTAATACCGTTTCGATCTCTGCATGGTCTCCCTTGAGATCGATTTCAACATAAAGCTCATCAGCATCAGCTGGTTCGGTAGCAATCCCGATCCAAAAATAGCCCGAGTTATAATCCGGCGTGACCAGTCTTGTAGTAGGATCCCAATAGACCCTCATCCCTGGCAAGAAAATATCGGTGGATTCGGTCATCTTGGGAACGTCGATTTTCTCGGCATGGTAAAAAAGAACAGCTTCTTCATCAATGTCAGCCGATCCCAAAACCGCGCCGACTGTATCATTGATGAGATAGAGATAAGATACGCCTGTTCTTCGTGCATCTTTTATACCTATAACACCAGCCGAGTCTTCCACAGTAAATTTAAAAGAACGCCAATCTGCATCTGGCGTTTCTGTTCTTAATGCGTTCGGCATTTTTTTCTCCTTTATTAGATTTTTAGTTCTTTTCTGCTTTCAGTTATTTTCATCCTGCGTCCGGGGTTGTTCTGATCATCGGATTCTGGGCCGGGTCGATGTATTTATCTTCAGCATCACCGCCTTTGTTGACACCGGCTTCAGAACCAGTGCCTTTTTTGTCCTTGTTCTTATCCTCGGCCTGTCCTACAGCGATCCCCAACTCTTTAGCGATCTTACCGTATTCATCGATCTCGGAATCGAGATAGGCGTCGAACTCTTTTTCAAGTTCTTCAGGCTTTTGCGGCAAAAACTTCGGCAGCCGGAGGTTTATGAATTTCACCTGCTTTTCATCCAGCTTTCTAGTTTCTTTCTGTTTCTCGAAAATAGAGCCGATCTGATTCTTTGCAATATCAAGCTGAGCAGCCTTCATCTGTTTTTCTTGCTCCTCCATCTTCTTTTCAGCTTCTTTCAGCTTTCCCTCGAACTCCGCCCTTTCTTCGCTAAGCTTCTCGAACTTTCGGATGTCATAGCCTCGAGCGTTAGAGATTTTCTCCTTCACCTGTTCAGAAATGAAGGGATCAGCCAAAATAGCCTCTGACTCGAAAAGGTCAGTCGGCTTGAACTTGGCCTCCTTGATTGCCTCTTTTAATTCGGCAAGGGTCATATTTTTTTCTCCTTTCTCAAAAAGGGTTATTGAAAGCTTCCGCTTCTCGGCAAAGGCCTGCAACTGCCCAAGCAGAGTGGCTCCGGGAAAGCCAGGCGTCTCCACTTGCGAATTACTGAGCGCTATGCCGGTTATCTCGTTAACATCAGCTACGTAAAGCTTATCAGTATCACCCTTTAAATCGACATCGGCCTCTATGCTTGCCACATCAAAAGGTAAATGCCGATATTCTGGGTAAATCCAACAAGCTATGACTGACGATAGACGGTCTTTTATATTCTTGAGAGACTTGCCCACAACCTCAGCCACAGCAGTACGGCCGGCAGTATCATTCGTCGCCGCATGGCCATGAAAAAGCTGTAGGCCGATCTTGATCTTATCATTGAGCTTTTGCACCATATCTGTGAACCAGCGCTTGACAATATTTCCTACGCCGACAAGATTACCTCGCGCCTCGCCCTCATGGCCGACAACAAAAGCTTTGATAAGAGGTGATTTATCCCGTCCTTTGATATCTTTCATCTTCTCAGGCGAGATCATAGAGAGAATCTCTGATTCGGCCATGCACTGGAGAGTTACTCGGAATCTCATTTACTTATTCTTTTCCAATTAATTGTCTTATTGCTAGAATAAAAATATTAAATGCAAGCCAAAGATAGGAAATAAATAATGGCAATTTAGTATTCATTTTCAAAACTACTTTAGCACAACTAATTGGAGCTTTAGGATTTTTCCCTTTTATAGCTACCACATGAATCGGAAATCTTATCGGAATTTCAATCTCTTTCATTTTTGATTCTCCATTCAAGCAATAATTTTCTTAATCGCCTTTTCATTTACTTCATCACCATATAAAATAAATATCAAAAAGAATAATATAAATAACAATAAATCGTAGATTTAATTCTGGAACATTATCTTTTAAAATACCAAAATTCAATGGTTCCTTCAATCTTCTATTTGGAATAGTATGTATTCTCATTAGTTTTCTTAATTTCTCTTATCAAAGAAATTAAATAATTATTAAACTTTTTTAAATTTCTTTTTGATTTCCATGATTTCATCATGCTTTCTTCTTCGGCCTGCCGGCTTTCTTTTTCTGCATTGCCTTTACTTTCGCCATTAGTTCTTTACGCTTCTTATTCTCTTCCATACCTCTGATATCGGAAGTCTGGATAAATGTTTTTTCCGGCTTCTCTCTCTTAACCTCACGAGCAGGAGGAAAGTTATGCGGCAATACCGGCTTAGCCCTTTCCACAAATTCCTTCTGCGATGTCGTGATGACTCGTTTGGGAATAGATGAGATTATGCTTCCTGTCGGTTCGCCTTTGTCATCAGTTTCTGTTCTGAGAAACTTAGCAAACCTTTTGTCTTCTTTTGGTTTTACGGTGTTTGTTGAAATCATCAATCCTCCTCAGTCTTTATCATCGGATTATCTTTCGGATTGAGATAATCAAAATCTTTAATCTCCATTTCCTGCGTCTCCGCTTTTGCAGGCTCAAACGTCCCGTCTTGCTCTTTACAGTGCGCTCTAGCCTGAGCCTCCGTCCAATCTTCTTTCGGGTAACGAAAGGCCTGAGTAGTTGTCGTAGTTTTACCTTTCAATCTCCCGATAATGATAGAAAGCTTATTTTGCTTTATCCGCCGGAATGAATCAGCCTGAAAAGAGTCTGGCGATTTTACGCGGCATGAATGTTCTCCGCTATATGGTGACATATCTTTCCTCCATGATATCAAACGACATTTTTCACCTCCTAATATATTCAAGATGGCCGCACTTGATACATTTCGCACAAGTCCGCCATCCCTTCTTCCTCGCATTACAGGGGCATGGCCGAAGAAACATCTTAGAACCGCACTTCGGACAGGGCGTGCTGATAATCTCAAGTCCCATTACTCTGTCAGTAGTCCTGATAATCAAACGCCCTCCATATTCATCGCAGCCTCAGCTTTCAATGCCTCAAGCTCTTCTTTAGCGCTAGCCAAGTCATCGGCGTCTTTCTGTTTCTTCTTCTCGGCTTCGGCCTCCATGTCGATACCTGGTATCTGAGATGCTACGTATTCTTTTGATATGATACCGCCGAGCGCAGCAGGAATCAATACTTTCTCCAGCCGGTCCCAATGCTCTTGGGTAATTTCCGGAATGTCTACTTTGATTTTTGCCGGATCAAGCTTTTTCGTTTTTTGCCCCATGCCAGACTCTTTATTGAAAAGCATCATAGCTTTTTCGATAAGCTCAGTAAATGCACCAATCCAAATCTCTCGTTCTCTTGCTGTTGCTGCCATAATGAGCTCGCGTGTATTCTCGCCAGTTGCCCGATTCTTGAGCAGATCAAGCAGACCGAGATAATGGATCGGAATACCTGTCACACCAGATACGATCTTGATGCATAACTCGATTTCAGAAAGCAGGTTTTGAACACCTGAAGCATCAGGCGATTTATAGTTGAATATTCCGCCCTTGAGAACAAAACCTTTCGATATCTTCCAATTTATTTTATCAAGCTTTTCCTGCAATTCTGTTACATTGGTTTTTGATTCCGAATTAAGCTCCACAATAGGAATCGGCGCAGCGAATAAATGGTTGATTTCGCGCAAGTCCCTCAGAGCCATATCGAGCCGGTCGATCTGTGTCAAACATTTCATGATCTTCGGTTGTGCGTCATTAGGATCAAAAAGCCGGCCGCCAAACTTTTTATAGACGAACTGCTTTTCATCGAATGATCCGGCTGGTGAATTTCCAGAAACTGGCCACTCGATTTTTTTATACCAAAGATAATCGGTAGGATCAGTCTTTATGTTATATTTTTTTATCGTCCACGGAATGAACCGCGTAGAAACCATGCCTGGCCACACCTTGAATGGCTCTTTCTCGTAAATAATATTAAGCGCGACTTTGCCTTCGATCTCTACCTCTTTGGCTACCTCCTGAGCCATCTCTGCATCGAGACCGTTATAAGCGAAGAAATCGCTAGTCCACTCCAACTCAAGCTCAGCATCCACCCTTTTATCGACAACCGGAATGATCTGAATGCCCTCACCGAGAATGAATGCAGCACGAAGATCAATAATTGAGCCAGTCTGAGTGCATCCCCAAGCAGCCTTGTTACAGTATTTATCACTGATCGCTTTTACCGCAGATTCGTAAGACTTATACTGATTTCCACTATATGTCCGATTAACTTCAGTGATTGTGAGGATATTATCGACAAGCAACTCTTGAACTTTCTGACTAGCTTCGATCTTGGCCTGAAGCTGGATGTTTTTCTTCTCCATCTCTTGGAGTTCGGCTCGTCTTGGAAATAGTGTCATTTTATTTCTCATCTCGGATATAAATCATTCTCGAAAAAGGCGATGTCAGCCTCTGATTTTCGCATGTGCGTGTAAATGCCATAGCGGATTGCATCCATCGCATGATCATCGAATTTAACCGGTTCATTCGTCGGATTGCCATTTTTATCTGTTTTCCACTTATATTTGCTTCGTTCTTTGATGATATTTTCTGATCCTTCGACAATATGGATTTTAACGCTTTTTAAATAATCAATTCCTGCCCGGACTGAATCTGGTCCCTTCTCAGATGGTAATATTGTCAACCCTAAAGCACAAAGCTCATCAATAGATTTTGGTTCGGCTGAATCAAAGTAACATAAATCCTCTTTAGTAATTCCCTCAGAAATCATCTTGCGCCCAAGTGCCTGATTTGTCAATCCTGGTTCATAAATAACTTCTTGAACCCAAAATTCCAATGCTTTGCGGTAAATACGCACGACAACAGACGGATTGACGGAATATCCGAAATCGCCGCCATCAATCACTTCATCAAATTTAATATCCGGCAATGGAACAACATCCCAATTATAAATCTGGCCTTTTGCAAAAGCCCATTTTCCATACAGATAAATATCCCGATATGTCTCATCATCCAACTTTTCGAGCACAGAAAGATATTGCTCTCGGATTTCTTTAACTGGATTATCTAAAATAGTTGATGAATGGACAAAAGAATTAGATTGTGCTTTATCAAAGAATTGCTTTTTAATCCAAGGCGCTCGTGCTTCATCAGGATTGAATGAACCCATTATCTGTTTATAGTATGGAGTTGGTTCCCTAAGAATCAAATCGATTTCCATAAAATCGTCTTTCGTAAATTCTGTAAGTTCTTCCATCCAAATAGAAGTTGCCGCTTTATATGATTTTATCTTCTCTTTTTCATCAAGGCCATCAAAAAGAATCTCATTAATTTGGCCAGATGGATTAATGAAAGTTATTGTTCTGTCTGTTTTATTGTAATCATGAATAATATCATTTTCTGCTAGAATCATTCTGACAACTTTAATACAACTTTCTTGGGCTGTCTTGCGTACTTTTCTCAATACCAGGAAACGGTGATTTCCTTCCTTCATACAGCGATAGAATATCTTTCTTGCAGCGAACTCCGATTTTCCTGAACCCCGGCCTCCACAGAGCATGAGATATCGCGATTGTTCTTCAAGAAGCGGATAAAAAGATTTACTCAGAGTTATTTTCATTTCGTTTCAACAACCTCTATTGTGAGCTTACTGTCTATCTTGCCAGAAAGGCCTATGTCTACATTTTTTGGTAACATCGAAAAATACCATTCATAAATTTTCTCTTGATTCTTTAAACTTTTTTTACCCCATTTGATTACTCCTTCTACTCCTCCCATACCATCAAAGACTTCTATGAGGTCTTCTTTTACAATTCTAGGTATTTTATCTTTTGCTCCTTTTGGCCTACCTTTGCTTGCTTTGTTTTTCTTTTTAAATTTTCCCTTTGAATTTCTATCTTCCCGTCTATTTTCCGTTTGTTTAGCGATTTCACTCATCTCGATATCTTCACTTTTACCATCTCATCAGCTTTATGTAGTTTATTCAGATTTGATAAAAGTTTATCGTCAGAGGCATTAAACTCTAATAATAGCCTTGCTTCTTTATCTCCGGACACAAGACTCTTTATGCTCATTTGTTTCATTAAGGCTTCAAAAATTACTTCCATTTTTATCTTATTCTCAAAATATTTTCATCCTCTCTTTATCCCCTTGATATCGTCCTTGATTTCTAGGATATCCCCTTCAATATTTCTAATCTTCGTATCGAGTTCTACCAACTTCAGCCTGTTATCGTTTATTTGTTTGTAATTGTCTACCATCAAATGATAAGCGGTTGATGGATTTGAGCCTCCGTTTATCTTTTTTACCGCAGATTTTCTTGC